GCAGTCAGCCCGACCGCACATCCTGGCGGTGTCATCAGCCAAGAAGCGACGATAAGCAGGCCAGCGATGGGCACCTCTGACAGTAGCCGACTCACTCATGGTCTCTGTCCGGTGTGCGGATCTCGACGCGAGGAGTGAGCCACACGCCATCGATCGGCACCTGGCATAGACCGTCATGAACACGACCAGCGCCCGCGGTGAGCTGCGCACACATCGCCCGGGCTCCATCGCTATAGGCGCTCTCGTAGTCATCCAGCATCGCAGCGGTGGCCGCCCCACCGCTGGCGATGAGGGCGAGTATCGAGAGGATGCGGGTCAGTCGCATGGATCACTCGCACCGGGGCCGCGGCCGCCACCGCTCCAGAGGTTCAGGATGCGGATGACCTCCTCGGTGTACCCTGGATCGCCTGAATTCATCGTGTCCTCCTCACACGCACCATCGCAGCTCGGCGGAGGCTGCTGGACGCCTCCGAATGTCTCATCGTCGGAGACAATCGGCCCCTCGCTTGGATCGGCGGTCTGCCCCTCGTCGCCGCCGGCGTCGGTGGCCTCGGTGCTGCACGGGTCGGCCGAGCAGGTGCCCGTGCACTGCAGGCTCGCCGAGAACAGCGACGCCACCTCCACCGAGAATTCGCATTCGCCAGATGAGCACCCCTGCGGGCAGGCGCAAGAGCGCGCGCCGTCGTCGGTGCCGAGGATGTGCCCGACATCGGCGGAGGTGTGAGTCTGGCTCTCGCCGAGCTCGGCGAGCTCGCGATGGAATGCAGCGAGGGCGGCGGTGCTGGCAACCCAGTCGGTGTCGTCCCAGGCGAAGCTGCTGTCGATGACGTCCTCGAGGGTCGGGCCGCGCTGGACGTTGCCGTCCTCGTCGAGCTCGAGTATCCAGATCTCGTCAGCGGCTAGGTCGCCGGTCTCGGTGGTGATGGTCAGGGGCGCGGCGGCCGCGGTGGCGAGCAGTAGGGCGATCATTTGCGCTCCAGCTTGAGGATGTTGTTGGGGAGGGGCTCGATGGGTTCGACGGGCTGCTCGGGTGGTCGATGCCATGCCGAAAGGCCGAGGTCAGCGTCAAGCCGGGCGCGAAACTCACCGCCTGACCCATCATCCAGCACCAGATAATAGACGCCCAACTTTTCGCGGACAATGGCAGTTGGTGTCTCGATAAGGATTACGCGGCCCTCGCCGTCTCGGGTGATCATAATGGGGGCTCCTATGCGTCCGTAAAGCGTTGCGTTTCCGGGATGAATTTAAGATACAGCGTCCTCGTTTTTGAGTCCCTAAACTTACCGATGATTATCTCGGTGTTGTTATGCCCACACATGGGGTTGTAGTAGGCATCTCGGTAAACAAACAAGATGGCATGTGCGTCCTGTTCCCACTGCCCAGAGCCGCGCAGATCGGACAGCTGCGGGCGCTTGTCGGCTCGCTTCTCGCAGTCGCGGTTGAGCTGAGCCAAAGCAAGCACCGGTATCTGGAGTTCTTTCGCCAGCGCGAGCAGGCCCTGACTCACGCCGCTCTGTCTCTCCTCGGTGGACTTGCCAGGGCTGCGAATGAGCTGCGCGTAGTCGATGACCAGCAGCCTCAGCGGCTTGCCCTCACGCTGAAGACGGGTAGCCAGGCGCCGGGCCTTGCTCGCGATCATGTCGATAGACTGCGCTGGCCGTGTGTCGAGGTGGATGGGTAGCTGCGAGAGCTCCGAGAGCGCTGCGCGGGTCTTGTCCCACTCCTCACCTGTCATTGTGCCGTCTCTCATTACAGCGGTGGGTACGCCTGATATTAGGCTTAGAAGCTTGCGCCCCAATCCATCCGCCTCCATCTCAAGCTGATAGACAGCAGTGCTCTCGCCGCGCTGCGCAGCGCTGAGAAGCACCTGACAGGCAAGTGATGATTTGCCCATCGCGGGCCGTGCTGGCATCAGGTAGAGCCGCCCCTTCTCCATGGCTGGCAGGGTTGGAGCAGATCGGCCCGTGTCGGGGTCTCTCTCGCGTCGGTCGAGCGCATGGACACCCCAGGGTACCCCGAGCGGCTTTCCGTCCCTGTGGGCGGCTTGACGGGCGCGGAGGTCGTCATACAGCAGCCGGGCAAGGTCGTCGCCGTCCGTCCATGTCGAGGCGCTGCCGGTGCCGCGNGCCAGACCGGCGAGCACCTGCTCTGCGCGGGCCTGTAGTCCATCGGGCTCGGTCTCCTGCCGGTATGCCTCNANNAGCGCGGTGAGCTGCTGGAGAGCGTTTCGCCTGTAGCTNAGNCCGACNAGCTCACCAGCGATGTGNGCNGCNAGNACCGGNGAGCAGTCGTCNGAGTAGCCNGAGACCTCAGCGAGGNCNGGGAAGTCNGCGCGGTCTGCTCNNAGGGCGATGCTCTCGACNACAGAGATCATNTCGGTNGGCTTTCGNGCTTCGATGCGAGCAGCCAGCCAGGAAAACAAGCGGCCGCGGCGGTCGTTCGAGAAGTCGGAAGCGGTCAGGCCGGTGATCTGCATGTCTGCGAGGGTGTCGGCATCCAGCATGAGACAGCCGAGAAGGTCGGCCTCCCAGCGCTTGGACTTGATCAGATCAGACATGAGACCCCCAGCTACGAACAAACATCGGCCGCACCCTGAATTGTAGCTCTCGGCTGTGTGTCTGGCAGAGCGTAGACCAGCGACCAGGCCCACCCAGCGCAGCAATAGCGCGGGTGATGGTGTCGGCATCCATGCTCGGGATATCGGCAGGGGTAGGCAAGCGGCGAGAGCCTACGCGGCCCATTGCATCGATGATGAGCCCCCAGACCTCATCGGCATCACTGGCCGTCTTGGTGGTGGGCGATGCGCTGGCCAAGTCGAGATAGCCGGGGAAATTGCTCGGCCGCAGGATGGTATCGACTGTGCATTTCTGCCGCAGCCACACAGCCCTGTCATGCTGCGAGGTCTGCCACCATCGCCAGACCGTGACGAGCTCCTCGGCTGTGTGCTCCTTGAGGCGAGCACCAAGAGCGCGGCGCCGTCCGCTGGTCAGCTTGAGCGGCCGGGCCTTGGGGTTGGCCTCGGTCCGGATGCTTTCCAGTCGAGCCCAGAGATCAGATAGCTTGTGCTCTGTGGTGTGTGATCTGTGTATATCCGCGCGTGTGGACACCTCTGGTACGCCCGTGGTACGCCCCTGGTACGCTGCGGACGGTTTAACCTCGTCTTTCGTTCCCTGTTTGGTACGGGTCTGGTACGCCTCTGGTACACCGATGGTACGCTCTGAGAATCGTGGATCTTGCCAAGCGCTCTCGTTCTTGAGCAGGCGCCTGACCGCTCGGTCAGCCCATCCCCATCGACCAGCCAGAGCAACCCGGCCGGGCATCTTGCGACGGCGACCGAGGCGCACCTGAGAGGCGTACACCCGGAGGTCGTGCGCAGCTTGTCCATCGGTCCATGGCTGCGGCAGATGCTCGGCGATGTCGTGCCAGACGGCCGACGGCAAGGGCTCCCACCCACCCATAGACGAGGAGGCTCGCTTCGTGTTATGCTTCATTCGTTGTCCTTTGGGGCGGACCTGGTTTAGAAGGCTGGTCCGCCCCATTTTTATAGCACAGCTACTCGCTGGCAGGCTTGTACAACTCCGGCATCTTGCCCGATGCGAGGTCAGCGATGAAAGATCCGCGGATCTCTGGCGACCAGTCAGCAGGGGAGCCCCAGTCACGCGCAGTCAGGTAGCTGCGGCACTCATCGACATCGACGCTCATGTCGGCCAGGTGCTGGAGGAACTGGCGTCGCTCACCTTCTGACCAGGTCGGCTTCGGCTTGGCTCGCTGTCCCTGCTGTTGGATTGCGTTCGCCAGCTCATCAGCGCTCGCGTACTGACCTGAGCCGCCATAGCCTGCCGCAGCCAAAGCACGGCCTAGGGCTGAGGTCTCGCAGTTCTCCAGCGCCGAGGTGCTATTCACGCCGCGGTTGCTGCGCCGCTCTTCGGCAAACCCGACCGCGACCTCGCGGCCTTGAGGATCGACAACAGCGCCGCGCATGATGACGACCTCGCCATCGATGGAAACCAGCGAGCTCACCAGCGCCCATCCCTCAGCGATGGAGCAGGCCGCGCGAAAGTCATGCACGCGGCGGGCTACCGTATAGTACTGTTTGCCCTTCAGATTTACGATTCCGTCTTGCATGACAGCCCCTTTTTAAGTTCGCCATTCAGCCAGACCGTTATTTTTTTAGCGCTCTGGCTTTCTTTGATCTTGCGATACAACGTGACTGCATCTTCTTTGCGATTTAGCGAGAAGTGAAACAGCTCACCATCATGATATTCTCCTATAATGTCCCAGATCATTGGTGGAACCTCCGCTGCATCTCGATGCAGTCCGTTTTAAATCGATTGGTCTTGTCCTGAATCGCAGTCAAGACCGGCGCCTCTGGGTCGGTGTACGGAACCAGCACCTCAAGGCGACCAGTTCGGCCATACCGATGAGCGCGACGGACAGCCTGATAGAAGCTCTCGAAGCTGTAGTCAAAGCCGCTGTATACCATGTGGTCACATTCCGGAAGGTTGACACCCCAGCCCAACACAGACGGCTTGCTGACGAGGTGATCAAGGTCACCGCTCCGGTATTGGTCGATGATGGAGATGCGCTTCTCAATCGGCATCGACCCATTGATGACACCGACTCGACCTGGCAGGGCCTTGGCGATGACGGCCTCCTCCTTGTTGCGCTTCACCCAGACAACCAGGCGCTTGCCCTCGGCATAGTCACAGATGGCGTTGAGTCGCGGTCCTGCCGTGAATCGGATCTCACCGAACACCTTAGAACGGTCGGCTGCGGCGGCCGCGGTGGCAAACAGCTCTCCCGATCCTGACATGAAACCATCATGCAGCCCGTGCCGCTCATAGAGATAATCGGGCTCACTCGACATCTCGGTGCTCTGCTCGTATCCCAGAGAGCGCGGGCTGTAGACATACGTGGCCCAGAGCGAGAGGTTAGTGTAGAACGGATCGATGGCATGGCCGCGAAGCTTCCATCGTGTCCCTTCCTTCTTGAAGTACCGCGCTGCAAATTCCTTGACCGTTCGAGCACGACCGAGGAACCGGGCATGAGTCGCGTATTCGTAATGGCTGTTTGGTGCTGGGGTTGCCGACACGGCCAGCCGATACGGCAACCCTGCCGCCAGGTCACAGAGCCACTTCGAGGTGTCACCGTCAGCATTCTTCAGGATGCTGCTCTCATCGAGCACGATGCCGATGACACCTGACATGTCAATGTCTCGGCGTGACTCCCAATTCAAGATGGCGATGCCATCCGACCACGGCTCACCAGCTCGGAGGTCGATGAGGTCGGTGCCGTGAAACCGCTGCGCCTCTCGCTTCCACTGCTCGAAGACGGCCAGCGGGGTAAGGATGAGCACCTTGCCCTTCTTCGCGACATGATGAGCCCACGCCAATGACATCGGCGTTTTGCCGAGTCCACAGTCGGCGAAGATGGCAAAGTGTCGGCGCTCAAGAGCGCGCTGTACAAGGTCTGATTGGAACGGCATCAGGTGCGGAGCTGCGCCGGTAACGTCGATGACCTCCGGCTCACCACCGAAGACCGCGCGATAGCTGACCTCATCTGTGATGACGGTGCGACCTTCAACGCGATAGCTCGGGAGCTTCTTGCACTGGATGAAAGTCTGATAGCCTTCTGCCGTCTTGGGGATGTCGATGGTGATCACTCGACACCTCCAAACAGCGCGCCGAACGTCGCCTGCTTGCCCCGTGCATCCACTTCGATGCGGAGATTCTTCTGAGCGACTCCGAAGTATCTCGGGTTCAGCTCGATGCCGGTGAACTTGCGATGCAGCTTGATGGCGCTCACACCCTCAGATCCGACGCCCATGAATGGCGACAGAACACGCTCACCTTTGTTGCTCCACATGCGGATGCAGCGCTCAATGAGCGGGAGCTGGAGCGGGCATACGTGCCGCTCATCATTCGGGCTCTTGGCGCTCCTGGTGTTGAGCGTGTCTGTCTCTCTGATGCCACGCCAGAACGGCGAGACCATGCCGGCTGCTCTGGCCTCATCGATCATCTCCACCAGACCGGGGAGGCTGGACTGGTCGAAGCTGTGATCTTCGCTCCACAGGGGCCGCGCCCATTCGATCCACTCCTCCCGGCTAACGTCGTTCTTGATCGGGGTCTGGTTGCCGCCAGGCGCCTTGAAGATGACGAGATGATCTGCGAGGGCAGGGCGAGACACCGAAGCATCGCGCTCCTTCTGAGTGAAGGTCAGACATGCGGTCTTGGTGCGGATGGCTTGAGCCTGTGGACACTTGTCGATTGTCGTCTCACCGTAGAAGTGAAAGCCCGACTTCTCCATGATGCGGGTGACAGCGCCACGGATATCAAAGAGGCCGATGTAGCCGTGGTGCACCTTGAAGCGCGAGACCTGCTGAAGATGAATGATGACATTGCGGCCCGGCTTGATGCACGGCAATAGCGCATCGGCGAAGAATTCGAAGTGCAGGAGGAATTCATCATCGCTCTCGCGGCTGTTCCCCATGTCCGCATCGGCGTCAGTGTAGGCGTAGAGCGATGAGAACGGCGGCGAGAATACCGACAGGTCAATGCTGTGCGGTTCGATGGTGCGGAGCTGCTCGATGCAGTCACCGTTGATGATGTTGTAGTCTGGGGTTTGATACCAGCTCATGATGTTGTCCCGAGCTTAAGGGTGAGGAGGCGAACCGCTCTGACGACCACCTCAGAGCGAGAGCAGCCGAGCCGCTCGGCCAGGCGGTCAATGATGGCGCTATCTGCATCACTGACCGCGAAGGTACGCGGCCTCCGCTTGGCGGCAGGGTCTACGCGCCTCATGAGACGCGGTAGGCTGTGCGCTGCATCTCAGCACCGCAGCCACCGACCGACGGCCGGCA